GTTGGCACTAGGTGCATGGCGGACGAGGGGTCCGCGGGAGGGTCTGTCGGGTGGCAATGTGGGTAAGGGGACGTCGGGTACATGATGTCCAAAGAGGTCGATAGTATGTATTTCTTGCATAACACTTTTCTGAATGTTTATTTCGTTTTCTGTTTTTGGCCCGAGAGGGCGAGCAGGAGTGAACGGAGTAAGACGAACGCACGCGGAAATGTCATTGTAGACAGGAATAACCTTCGGTTGAAAGGAGGGGTTCAGGAGAAGTCGGATGTCAAACTTCTGACCTGGGATGTAAGGTTTTCCGCGGACACGGACAGAGCTAGGTGACCAGAGCTTTGCATTGTGTCTGAGAACACGCAGTGAGATGGAGAATGGGTTACTGTCCATCAGCTGATTGAATGGGAGCCGAAAGAAGGCTTCGACGGCCAACGCGGAATAGACAGAGGCAGCACGGTCTATCAGGACAGGATCGGCAGTCACAACACGCTTGCGGGGCAGGCGGCTGTTGACATACTGATGTACTTTCCACGTTGGGTCGGTAATGTGCAATGGCGGGTCAAGGTGCCACCGCTCGAGAATGCGTGTGAGAAGACGCAAATCCATGGTCGTGGGACCATAGACAATCTCGGGCAAGGCATTAAGACGATAATTTTCAACCGCCAAGGGGTCGTACTTGGTCACGATGGGAAGACCAAGACCACCAAACTCCTCCGGGATAAACCAGGGGAGCTGAAGACCATTCGAAGGTTTGAGCACAGCTTGATGATAAGAAATGAACAGCTTCATCACGTGTTCCCGCATCCAAGGAGGGGATGATCGAATAAGGTCACGGCAACGGGAGCCAAGAGAGTCATAACCGTCGGACACAGCGTCAATGATCCCCACGACGCCGGTCGACCGCTTCTTTCCAAAGAGGAGTCCAAGATTCACAAAGGGGACAGGAACGAAGGGGCAAGCTCGCACAACCGTAGTGCGGGTTGTTCCCCCAATTCCTTGGTACACCTCGGCAGGACCAGTAGGATCAATCACAAACATTTCCGAGTTGATAACAACGAAGTCGTCGGCGAAGTAAGACTTGCCAACCGATTCCTCGAGACCAACAAAAGCAGTGATCCTCTGCCAGCAGTACCTTCCAAAAGCGGTAGTGCGGAAAAGACAATCATCTCCATTCACCAACAAGGGACAGTCTCGAAGTCGAAAGACACGGGACGCACCCAACTCCATAGCCCAGCGACACATGGCTGCATTAATAATACACAAAACAGGAAAGGAAGTAATAGCTCCCATGAGCTGTCCCGTCTTCTGAGGTTTCGAATAGAAACCGCCACAACGTGTGGCACCCTCAGGGGGAGACTCAAAAAGATCAGAATGAGCCTGAACCTCGTTAAGACAGAGGTTCTGGAGGAAAAGAAGCTCCTCCACCCAGGTCAGGTTACAGAGTCGTGCAATCTCACGCGCGACAATGGCACCCGCCCAAGAACGGATCCTGTTAGTGGCATCCTTGTAATCGCCGGAAAGGTACTTTTCGCCAGGAAGAAGGTTGCGCCCTAGAACGTCGAGAAGGATACGTCGATGAACCGGGCAACCAGTGAGGGTGAAGGTACGGTGACTGCGAAGCACACGAGCCATAAATTTCTGCAAGGGCTTAAGTGCAGTCTGTTGTGTGGCGGCCTGGGTTGAGATAACCCGCGCCTTCAGAGCCTCAGACAAACCAACGAGACGCGCGACCGATGGTGTTAGGATCGCACGCTCCATGAGTCGGGTGTAGTATCCTGGATACACCCGCGCCAGCGGATCAGTGCTGACGTCAGTGGCCTCGGGCGCCCCTGACTCATGTCGACCAACCAATTCCTCAAGATCCACCGTAGTTTTTACAAAATCACTCGGCACAGGATCAGTCAAGAGCGGTTCCTTCGAATCGATATTCTCGAAAAGGGCGGCACGAGAAATCGTGCGGCCGCCGCTCACTGAATTATCCTTGATATCTACAAGGGCAGGGACATTCAATGCCTTCAAATCCAATTTCTCAACTTTCCTAGGCGAAGAATCCGCAGCGTTCTCGCGAACAAAGACGTCGCGGTCTTGTGCAGCGTTCCAAAAGGGCCAAAGGAATTCGGCCTCGGAGCCCAAACGAAGAGCTCCAACTGCACCACCAGTGGAACGGGTCCCGATCTTGTGAGACTCACCTCGGGGCCCAACTCGATCGTCCATATTATAATGCGACGAGGTTGAGGGGAAATAAGGATGAAGACGGTCTTCATCGGTATAGGAATGGCCGGTGAAGAGCTCGCGTACAGTCCGGAGCAGTTCGGCGGTAACTCGCTCACGTGTGAGACTACCATCAATGGAGGACAGGACCAGCTTCCTGAATTCCTCGGTCATCTCTTCACGCTCAGAGAAGTCAGGACAAGACACTCTTTCGTGAATGAGGTCAACAGGAGCCGGATCGATGGGAGGATCAGTCGTCAACGCAATGAACGTAGTCTTGACCGACGATTCGACGAATTGTTCCGAAGGGCGGGGAAATCCTTTCTTAGCCATGAGGACCGAATAGGCAAAAGAACGGAACGTCTCGGGATCCCGTGCACGCAAAGAACGAACCCAGCGCCCGAGAGCGCCACCAAATATACAATCTGGACGATCAGTCACAGAGAGGGGACCATGAAAGGGGCAAGGGGGAGCAGGTAGGCCGACGCTCGAATTGAAAAAAGCAACGGTCTTGTATTTCACTACCTGAATCCACGCATGATCTCCGCCCACCTCAGCTGTGAGAGCGGACCAGTATTTTTCCAACTTTTCCATGTGTTGTGTATCGTGATCGACCTTCTTGTACCCGAAGAGCCCACATAATTGAAGAAGAGCCACCAGACATTCATGCAACGTTTGAAATTGATTCACGTCGGTGCTGCTCCACTGAGTGCGAGGCAGCTGTTTCTCCTCAGGAACACGAGGGGAAACGGGTGGTGTCAGGAGCTTAAAGTCGAGTTCTAATGACTCGTTCCTGATGCCCGAAGGCTGTCCGCCAGCTGGACCACCGATGGAGGTATCGTTCCTACCAGAGACGCCCATTGACACTTGGGTGTGAGAACTATTCATGATGTA